CGTGATCATCATCTGCGCGCTGTACCTCACCCGTGCAGACCGCAAACGGCAGTGCCTTGCAGGCGCGCTGCTGTTTATGTTCGAGCTCACCGCACCGCTGGCCTTTGTACTGGTCTGGTTCTACAACGGGCAGCGCGGCGCGTGCAGTCCGCTGCAAAAGAAGGCCTTTTACTGGTTCTACCCGGTGCACCTGCTGGTGCTGGCAGGCATCACGAACCTGCTGCTTTGAATTTACCGTTAAATAGAACAATGCCGGACAGTCCGTGGGCTGTCCGGCATTGTATTATTTATGGGGAGTACCCCCTCAGTCTCGCTACGCTCGCCAGCTCCCCCAAGGGGACGCCTTTAGGCTACGCCGGAAACTTTATCGCCACCGCCAAAAGGAAAATCCCCCGCAGTTTTCACGAAACTACGAGGGATTTTCTTGGCGGAGTAGGAGGGATTTGAACCCTCGCGCCGTTGTTTAGACGACCTACGCCCTTAGCAGAGCCTTAAAAAACAACGCTATAACGTTGCCGGATACAACCAGATGGGGCAACACCGGGGGCATCGCCGTCACTCGTTAAAAGCGGCGGTTGCCAGCTCCACGGCTGCCAGCTTATCCTCAAAAAGCTGGTGGCGGCTGTAATGCTGCGTGATATCCCTGACCGCGTGACCAAGGATCAGCTTTTGCAGCAGCGGCTGCACCCCGGCGGCTTCCATGGCTGTTGCCAACGTATGGCGGCAGCTGTGGGCGGTCATGTGTGGCCTGCCGCCCCAGTGCTCCACTGCCGGGCACCAGCGATCATAAAAGTGCTCGCGGCAGCCATCAGCCAGACCGTGGGTGGCCACCTGCATGGCCTCGGCCACCAGCGGCACGATGGCGGTGGCAATGGGGATCTCCCGGTTTTTGCCCGCTGCCGTTTTGATGCCGCCTATGATGCACTGACGCTGGAGGTCGATGTTGGCAAGATCCAGCTGCATCAGCTCGCCCGGTCTCATGCCGGTGTAGCACAGGATCAGCGCATACCGGGCAAGATCGTCCCCGGCGCGGTACGCCTGCCACATCCGGTGCACCTCGTCCACGGTGTAGGCATCGCGCTCGCTGTCTGGCACCGGCGGCAGCTCGATCAGGGCGGTCTTGTCCTGTGCCATGTCCAGCGCCTCGCTGGTGACCGCCACCTCGTACAGCTTGCCCAGCAGCGTCTTGATATCCCGGTGGGCATAGTAGTCACCGGGCGCGGCGTCCGTCAGTTCCTGCAACACCTTAAAAGGTATCTGCCCGACAACCTGCATCTGGATCCGCTCCAGCCTGCGCCATGCGGTGCCGTAATGGCTGCGCTTGTCCTTACTGAGCGCCTGCCACTTTTTTGTTTGCTGCAGGGCTGCCCAGCAGTCAATCAGGCGCATGGATCTGGGCGCTACACCGGTGCGGGTGTAGGTATCCAGATACTCCTCGGCGGCTGCCCGGGTGGGAAAGCCGCACTTTTTGCGGGCATAGACCACCGTGCCGGCACGCACCACGCGCACCTGTATTGTCCACGTTTTCCCGCTCCGGTAGATGCAGCCTTTGCCGTTGGCGCGCTTGCGCGGCTTTGGTGCTGCCGTGCGCTGCTGCTTTTTGCCGCAGTATGGACAGTATAGGGCATCTTCCTGTATTTCTCGCCCGCAGGCGGTTCTTTGACATTTCATTTCTTCCCTCCGCTTGCATACTCTGCCCGGCGGTGGTATTATAGATCTGCAAGTTTTGGCTTGTTTGAGATCTACGATGCTACCGCAGGCATACAGATCGGAAACGCTCCTGGTGTTCCAGCACTGGGGGCGTTTTTTATTCGCTGATCGCTCTGAAAATTTCCAATTTCAAAGATTCGTTATCATCGTAGGTTCCATCCATGATAGCCTGTATGATTTGGTGCAAAAGTTCTTTATCAATTTTGCTGGCAGCAACATTCAAGCAGATATTTTCTGTCTTAGCTAAAAATGTTTCTGCAACAGAAAGATATCCATTCAGAAGCAGAAAAAGCGTAGATAATGTAATCGCCAACCGTTTATTTCCATCGGCAAAACAATGAAATTGGCATGTGCAGAAAAACAAATGCGTCAGTTTATCCACAAAGGTAGGATACCAGTCATCGTTCTGGATGTTATACAGAACGCCCTCAAGCCGACCAAAGTCGATTTCTTCAAGCGTTCCACCACCGCTATATTCAACCGTTTTAGCGTGTGTGATCCTCGCCTGTTCTGGCGTGATATATATGATGTTTTCCATTACTGACTTTCCTTTAATCGGGCTAACACATCTCGGTTTTCGTCCATCAGCTTTTCAAGTTCGTGTCCGGCATCGCCGAGAAAGCGTTCATACTCATTCTTTTCCAATGGACGGATATACTCTTTCAGCTGATAGTGGAACGCATCTCGCAACGCCATATCACGACTTGCCATTTTTGTTCTTGCTTGTATAATGAGCGGCTTCCAGAGTGGAAGATTTTCAAATGCGGTAAAAAGGCCTGAAAGTTCCCAGTTGTTCAGCTTGTGACCAAGTGCTGTGGACTGTTGCTTTATCATTTCAGCCAAACCACATTCGTAGGATGCGATCAACGTGAGAATCTCTGAATAGAAGGTATCACGCACCCTGTCTTTTGCGCTCAGATTGAGGACTTGCTTATATTCTTTTGCTTTTTCACGGAAAATGCTCTGATATATCTTATCTGTATAAATCCCGTATTTTGCATTTCCCATATCAACATAATCGCGCAATGCATCCGTAAACTCCCGGCGGTAATTTTCCTCCTGAAGAAATGCTCCCAAAAAATCGCTATCACGTTTGTTGATATACTTGGTTCCACCACCGGCTTTACGGTTGATAAAGTCAATGACGATATCCAGAATCACCTTTCGCAAACTCTTTGCAGGGTCGCTTTCTACCAAAAGCATCGCCAAATTTAAGAAAGCGCGAAAATCAAAAATTGCGATTTGGGAAGTGCGATTACTGATGCTCCCGACATAAATGTCGGGAACATCCTGCGTCTGGATGCAGTCTAAAAAATCCTTCAAACGCTTGCCAATCAAAATTTCATATCCGTTTTCGGTAAGTTCACCCTGATTCTCGCTGACATAGCGCTCAATCGTGCGTATATCGACCTCAAAATACGTTGCAACCATGCTTTTTGTAAAACAAAGTTTTTCCTCAAAGAGAAATCCCTTTATGTTTGTCTGTTGCTGAATTTCGGCAAGCGCAGCATCATTATTGAGAATATTTTGTCGGTCTATCTGAGATGCAGTCAGGTCTTTGTCCACACTAAGTTCCCTCCTCCTGCTTATATATCCCTGCAAAGCCCCACGGCCTTGCCTTCAATCGTTACGGTGTTTATTTCCTCCAGCTGCCGATTCACAAACGCCATGCTTTGCGTTGGTGCGCTGGGGAGAGGTTTTTGTTTACCGATAACAAATCTTGACGGTAACAAAGGGCCCGCTTTGGTTTTTTATCATATCAGACTCAGAAATAATTGTTTTATATTCTCCACCGGTAATTGTCGCAGAGATACTTTTTATCGTTTTGCTTTTCAAAATACTTTTCACATGAAGGTTTTCATCTGCACCGATATAACCGATTTTTTCTCCATCAACTATTACCATTACGGCATTTTTATCGTGCGGATTATTCGGTTCTTCAACAAGCTCGGCTGTTTTCGTTGTGCGATCAAAACGATAAATTTTCTGATTTGCTTTTCCTGCTTTAATCAATGATTTACAGTTTTTTCTCCAATCAGGATTCGGGGTGGCCACTTTTGCGATGCTGGTCCTATGATAATACGCCCCCGGAATTTCAAAAGTTTCCTGCAAATGGGTTGCATCCTTTGACAGGATTGATTTTTGCACCGTATTTCTTTCAACACTTTCTTTTTCCTCTATAAATTTATCAAGTGCGCCCGCTGCTTGTTTTTCATTTTCGGGTAAAATGCCCTTATGGAACACAGATTCAGCAGCACCTGCTACCATGCCATACAAAAAGCAGATGCCCAAATAGCTTAGAGCACCCATCAAAGCACCCGAGGCGATGGCAAGGGAGATTTCCCGACCTTGTCCGAAATAGTAATATGCTGCAGAACCAACTCCGCAAATGCCGGCTGCAATAAACGTCCAACTTTTTTTATTTTGCATAATAGCACATTCCCCTGTTTTTATTTAGACCAATCCCCGGCAGAAGCCAACCGCCAAGCCTTCCACTTCTATCTCTTCCAGCTGCTGACCGGTGTAGACCATAGGCGGACAGACAGCTGGGTTGTCTGCGATCAGTTGCACCACACCGTTCTGATAGTAGCAATGCTTCAGGGTTGCCTCTTCGCCGATGCGCACCGCTGCGATCTGCCCCTGCTCCACCTCCGGCTGGCTGCGGATGCACACCACATCACCGTCGCAGATGGTGGGTGACATACTGTCACCGTGGCATTCCAGTGCAAAATCCGCCCGCCATGCAGCAGGCACACCGATATAACTCTTGATGTTCTGCTCTGCCAAAATGGGCGTGCCGCAGGCAATGGTGCCAATCAGCGGTACTTGCATCATTTCCGGCAGCGGTTGAAATCCCGGCGGGATTTTTTTCCGAGGTGGAGATATCGGGTGCTTTCGTTCCACCTGAGTTCTTCCCATGAGATAGTCCATATCGACATTAAAAATGTCAGCAATAGCCTCCATGGTCTCAAAATCAGGCTCACGTCCGCCAGTTTCGTACATCCCGACCGTACTGCGCGAAACATCAAGCATCGTCGCAAGTTCTCCCTGCGTTATCCCTCTGGACGTTCGCAAGTTCTTTAGAATAGATCCAAAGTTTGCCATGGTTCACCTCCATAACGTTCTTATGGCAAGAATATCACAAAACGTGATAAAGTCAAGAAGGATTGTCACGAAACGTGTTGACATTTCGCGCGGCGGTGCTATACTGTAGGCAAGTGGTCACGTTTTGTGACAATTTGAAAGGTGGTGAAATTATGGATTCCAACAAAATCGCAAAAAAACTCGTTGCACTTCGTGGGGAAAAAAGCCGGGAAAGTGTAGCGGTTGCGCTAGGTTTAAGCCTTTCCACCCTCACTATGTACGAGATTGGCGCGCGTATTCCCCGCGATGAGAACAAGGAAAAAATCGCTCGATACTACGGCAAGACCGTTGACGAGATTTTTTTTGCTTAACTTTGTCACTTATCGTGACATTAAAAAGGAGCGTACCGTGAAAGCATCAACTAAAAATCTCCTGATGGCGGCTGTTGGCATCATCCAGCACGCACAGGAGATCAACAGCACAACCGGCACCGCCGCCATCAAGGGCAAGCGGGTCAATTATGATGATGTGTGCGGCAGGCTGTGCGCCGATCTGGAGGATCTGGAAAAGACCATTGAGATCATTGCCAGTCAGGAGGAGGTGGATATCAGTGCAGTGTATTGCAGCAGCTGCACGCCTTGTGCGTGATGACATTGAGATCCTTGCCTGCAAGGTCAAGGTTGCGTATTGCCGGGCACGCATTGCCCACTGCAAGCGCATGATCGCCCTCTATGAGCGCATTGGCGCGTGGATCGAAAGGAGGCGGACGTAAAAGCATGAACCGCTACATGATCTATATGCCTGCTGGCACGCAGGGGCGGCTGATCCCCTGCCATCTTGACGGCAGTCTGACGCTGGGCGAGATGGAGACGCTGGTTGACGGCTTTATCGATGTGCTGGACAGCAGCCTCGAACCGGAATGGGCGCGGGAGCAGGTGGACGGCACCCGGCTTATCGTTGGCGAGGACGCCGAGCTGTTCGGTGCCAAGCGCAACGATAAAGCCACTTGGCTGTATCTCAATCAGGACTGTGACAAGATCGTAGGTGACGCTTTTCTCTGCGCAGATGTGGGCGGCGATCTGATCGGCTTTACCAAGCCGGTGGCAAAGACCATCTGCGAGGAATTTGGCATTGACATGGAGGATGACGCATGGAAAGACTGACAGCCCTGCGGTGCAGCGGCATCAAGAGCGGTTATTGGAGCACTGCCAAAAAGGACGAGCTGGTGCAGCGCCTCGGCCAGTACGAGAACACCGGCCTCACCCCGGAGGAGATCAAAGCGCTGGAAGATTTCAAAAACAGCAAGGATGACCGGTGCCAGACCTTTAGCCCGGACTAAGGAGGACAGCATGAAAGCATTTGTAAGGCCGCAGGTGGCCGTGGATTACCTGCGGGATGTGGGCTTTTCCATTGGCAAGGACACGCTGCAGGCCGGACTGCAGCAGCGGGTTTTCCCCTTTGGGGACTACATCAAGGCACCCGCACCCGGCGGGCAGGATGTGTATTTGATCTATCCGGCATTGCTGGCCAAGTGGGCAGCAGAGCGCAGCCCGGTGGCAAAACCGGAGGACGCGGAAAGGATAGGAGCATGAGAGAGGACTTTAGACCGACCGTCACCGTCCGGCTGGGCGATGACGGAAACCCGGAGATCAGCATTGACGGGACAACGATGCAGGCGCAGCAGCTATGCGTTGCACTGCTGGCTGGTCTGGCAATAGAGATCAGCCCGGCGGATCCTGTGAGTTTTCTCACGGGCATGGCCATTAGTGCAGGCAATCTGCTGGATCGCATGGAAACCGAGGAGGACAAGGACAATGAAACGGTATCTTAAAATTTTCGGCGTGGCTTTTCTGGCCGGTGTGGGCGCAGCGCGGGTGCTGATCTGGCTGAACATGGGCATTGTGCACCTGCTGGTCATGCGGGGCGGCTGGGAGGCAGCTGCAGCGGTCAAGGCTGCACCGTGGATCCTGCTCGCGCTGGGCGGCGGTCTGATCTTCAGTATTGCCGTGATGCTTGCCGACAGCAAGCACTATGAGCACAGCGCCCAGAAGCAGCAGCAGACCACCGTCAAGGCCTCCAACGAGAGAAAGGCAGGGTAACATGGACGACCTGAAAGAGCTACGCGCTTTGCGGGATCGGCTGCTGCAGTCCATCGGATGGTACACCGGCAAAGCTGAAAACGGAAATACCGAGGTAAAAACCGATGATGTGATCTGCCGCCTGCGCTGGGTACTGAACGGTGAAGAGCCACGGCAGGGCGCATGAGAGACAACGACCTGATGTCGTGGTACACGGTCTACAACGCCAAAACGGACGAGATCGTGGCCTGCGGTACTGCTGACATGATCGTCCGGCAGATGGGATATGTCAACAAAAACAGCCTTTACTCCGCAGTTACTCACTCAAAAACAAGAAAGGGCCCGCCCCGGTTGTACATCTACCATGTGCAGAAGGTACGGCGGGAGGAACTGGAAAAGGAAGGTATTTTATGAAAATTATCATTGAAGAGCATGAGGACACCGTATCTGTCAGCTATATCGGGAAAGGCAAGAAGATCGACCGGCTTCTTCTGCTCACGCTGGCAACTGCTGAAACGGTGGTTGATTGTCTCATCCCGAACTTGCCGGACAAAAAGGTGCGCGAGGCTGCGGACTGTTTCGCCGATGATATGAAGGCTGTCATCATTTCCGCCTACGAGGACAAGGCCAGCGACCACAAAAGCAAGCTTACCAGCAAGGAGGCAGCTTTTCTCTCCAAGCTGATGGGCTTATGACCGGGCAAAAAGAAAGAGCCTGTCAGGAGTGGCTGCAATATGCCGGTATCCTGTACTACGCCGTGGATGGCCACGGGCACAAGTTTCAGCCGCAGCTGGGGGAACTGATCCACTGGCTGCACTACCACCTGAAAGGCAGCAACCCGCCGCCTGCCCTGTATCACCTTGAAATGCTGCTGCAAAGCCTCGAATACCTGCGGGGCGGGCGGCACTACCTGTATAACTCGATCTATGAGATCACACGTCTGGAGGCGTACCCATGAAAAAAATAACTGTATCGTATGAGATGACCCTTTTGCATGGTGCCATAGATGGAAATTTTACTGATGGCGTAGCAGAGCGCACCATTGGCTTTTTACTTGACGATGCTGCCGCTGCACAACTGGGCAGGGTGCGCGTGCCGTATGAAAGCAACAACTGTACATCGGAGGAGCGCTACCTTCTCCAAGCAGTTGTTGCTTTATCCCACCTGTCGAGCAGCTATTTTATCGCAACCCATTATCGCGTTATGTCGGTGAAAATCGAGGAGGCGTACCCATGAAAGCACTGATCTATGTGATCCTCGGTCTGGATCTTCTGTATCTCGCCCTGATGTACCACAACAGCAACCGCTGAGAGGTGAACCAAATGAAAGATATTCGCATTACTTACACATACCACAAGAAAGATTTTGATTTTGACGAGGAGCCCACAACGGGCACCATCGTCCTCCCGGTAGAGGAGAACGTTGCCGCTGAGTTACTTATATCTGACCTCTCGCAGCCGATAGCGGGCCGTCACATCGGCACATCTTTCCACTGTGTCTGCGAGATGCTTTTGTGGTATTGCTCAATGCACCTTTGGTGCATTCAGGGCGATGACAAAATTTTGAGCATCAGCCTGAAATAACAAGCGCCCTCCACTGGTGGCAGGAGGTAAAACAAGAGCCACTGCCACCCCCTTTGAGACGCAAAAACCGACTGGATCAGTCGTATCTGATCGGGCCGCACGTTGAGCCTCTCTCATTGTGACAAGATGTGTGGTATTGGGGCCACACGGGACTCCGGCGGGCCTTGATAGGCCGGTGCGTGCAGAAGCAGCACAACAGAAAAAAATCCGCAACAACCTATTGCGTCAAAAGGTGGGTGACTTTGTATCCGTAAGACTCGCACCCGGTAATAAACAGTTGAAAAGTAGTGTCGGTGACTGCTGGAACATAGACAGCCTTCCGATGGCGGCAGGAAGTAAAACAAAAGCCGCTGCCAGTGTATCAAGCACAGAAAGGAGATGATCCCATGGGAAGAATGGTCACCGTTGAGGAGTGGGCAGAGATCCACGGGAAAACGCCTGCCGCGGTACGGCGCATGATCCGCAAATGCGTATGGAAAAAGGCGCAGAACGTCCTTGTTGACGGCAAGCTTACATGGTTGTTAGACGAGGATTGGCTGTGGCCTAAAGCCACCACACCGGCCAAGCAGGCAAGTCTGCTGTGCGAGATCCGCAAGCTGATGCCGCCTGTGGTATATGCCACCTCAGCAGACGGCGTGGTAATCTGCATGGTGCCATGCACCGGATACACCCGCACCGCCGTCAATGTCACCGCAGAAGAAATGAATGAACTGTGGAGCGTCAAGCCGCAGCAGCGTGCAGCCGCGCAGGGTGCCCTGCAGTATGGCTGGCAGCACCCGCTGGCTGATCCGAGATCCTACAACGAGAAAGGAGAGCGTTTGCAGAATGTCTACAACCGCAAAAAGTAACGCGAAAAGCACCACCCGCAGAAAGCCCGTCCAGAGCGCACAGGAGCGCCCGGCGGCGCAGGTGGTACAGTTTCCCCTGTTTGCCCCCAAACCCCGCCAGACAGCCCCGCAGGAGGTGCAAGTGGTCATTTGCGAGTGCAGCGCGGATGCCGTGCGCGTCCGGCTGCTGCCTGACCCTGCTGCCGTCTGGTGCATGATGGATGAAACGTTTGGCACGCTGGGCTGGACGCGGCGCTACTACTTCGCAGATGGCCGCCTCTGGTGCGGCGTGGGTGTGTATCACCCGCTGATGAACAACTTCGCCATCAAGGACGCAGCTGCCCCGGCGGGCAAGCTGCAGATCTCTAACCCCGACAAGTGGAAGGAAAACGGCAGCTTTCTGGCTGCTTGCGCACTCTGGGGTGCCGGTGCTGACGTGATGGCACTTCCCTCCCTGACCTTTGCCGCCGATCAGGTCAGCATTGACCCGGTGCACAAGCGGGCAAAGAACCCCAACGACCCGCCCACGGTGGCGGGCTACCGCCTGCACAGCGCTCTGACCGTGGACAAGCTGCTGCGGGCTGAGGATGGGCACATCATCGGTGTGCAGCTGCTGCAGGGAGAGCGTAAAGTGGTATGGCAAGCAGAGTGATCGGCCGCCTGCCGGTGGTGTACTATCCGCAGACCGGCAGGCTGGAAGTGGAAAACGCAGGTGAATTTGTGGAGAAACAGATTTATCAGCGTCTGGATGAACTGGCACACGGTCAGCCCCTGCACATCACCCTGACGGTAGAGCCGGTGAACAAAGCCCGCAGCACGGCACAGAACAGCCTTATGTGGGCGCTGCTCACCATCATGGCAGACCATTACAACGGCGGGCGCACCGGCGGCGTGACCCCGGAGGACTGCTATCTGGAGATGCTGGAGAAGTACGGCGCAAAGGTGGATTATCTGGAAGTCCCGGCGGGCGCTCTGGATATCCTGCGCGGCTGTTACCGCCTTGTCCATCTGGTGGAGATACTGGATAACAACCGCTGCACGGTCAAGTGCACGCAGGGCAGCTCCACCTTTACCACCCAAGAAATGAAGAACATGATAGACGGGATCTTTGACCGCCTCGCTGAGATGGGCGTGAGTGATCCCTTAGTGACTGCCTACTGGCAGGAGTGGAGTGAACCATGAAACGCAAACGCTTTGAAAAGCTGATGATCTCGCAGCACAAATCACAGGCTCGCGATATCCGGCAGGCCGTCCGTACCATCATCGAACTGCGCCACTACTCTGAGGGGCACAAGGGCATCCTGATGGTCTACAACAAAAAAGCCGAGTGCTTTACAGAGGCCACGCTGTACCCTTACGGCGAAATGTATGCCCGGATCCAGAGAGGTCAGGGCGCTATTGGAAAGGAGTCTTGACAGATGACCAAGAAAATGACCCGCAAGCGCTTTTGCAAGCTGCTGATGGCTCACGGAACCGACCGGAACACCGCACGGGGCTTGGCGCAGTGTATCAACGCCGCCCGGCGGTATGGCTTCATTGATGGGTTCACCATTAAACTTGTCAACGGCCAGAAGTATCAGGTCGATAATGTGCACTCTTACCGCGAGGCTTATGAGAGCACGCAAAAGGATGGGGTGCCGCTTGTCTAAAAGCATCATTCAGGCAGAAAAGGAGTGCTACATCTGCCGCCGCTGGTATGCGGTAAAGACCACGCGCGGGCTGGAGGAGCATCACGTCCTCAATGGGCCGCTGCGCAGCTTCTCTGAGCGGCACGGCCTCAAGGTCTGGCTGTGCCACCAGCACCACAATGAGCCGGGCATGAGCCCGCACTATAACGCCACCTGCGCCCAGACCCTGAAAGCCGTTGCGCAGGCGAAATATGAGGAGAAGAACGGCCCCGGCGCACACGCTGCATGGATGGCCGCCGTTGGAAAGGACTATATCAATGCTTAATGTTATCGCAATTATGGGCCGCCTTGTGGCGGATCCTGAACTCCGCACCACCCCGGCGGGGGTGAACGTCTGCAAGTTTCGCATTGCCTGTGACCGAAACTTTGCAAAGCCCGGCGAGCAGCGGCAGGCGGATTTTATTGATGTCGTAGCATGGCGGCAGCAGGCTGAGTTTGTGTGCCGCTATTTCCAGAAGGGCAGTCTGGTTGCCATCAATGGCCGTCTCCAGACCAACAATTATCAGGACAAGAACGGCAACAACCGTACATCCGTTGCCGTGGTGGCCGACAATATCAACTTTGCGGGCTCCAAGGGCACCAGCAAGCCGGTGGACGAGGGCGGCGAGGCTGCCCCGCGCTCTGATGCCTGGCCGAAAGCAGACCCGCCCGCCAACTACGGCGGCGTGGATGACTTTTCCGTGATCGATGACAGCGATGACCTGCCGTTTTGATAGAAAGGAATAACCCATGAACGTGAAACAGGAAAGCTATACCGTGCAGCCGCACTGGATGATCTCCGACTACCATCTGAAAGGCACTGAGCTGGATGTTTACTGTCTGATCTGGGGTTTTACGCAGGACGAGCAGGGCTGCTATTACGGCTCAATCAAGTACATTGCTGATTATTACGAGATTGACACCCGTACCGTGGAGCGCACCCTGAAAGCGCTGGAGGCAAAGGGCCTGCTGCGCAAATGGCAGGAGCCTGTCAACGGCGTAATGGTAAACCGTTATACTGCCCTGCGCCCAGAAGTTGAAAGCGCCGAGCAGAACCCCCGGCAGAATGCCACCCCCGGCAAGTTGCCGCCCCCGGCAGAATGCCGCCAAGACCCCCGGCAAGTTGCCGCCAAGACCCCCGGCAAATTGCCGGACAATAATAAAAGCGATAAAGCTAATAATAACAAACCCCGCGCGGGGGCGCGGGAGGAGCCGAGCAGCCTGACCGTTGCCGAGGTATTTGACGAGTTTTCCCGTGGTGCACCCGGCGGGTTGTATGACGCCCTGATGGATTTTGACCAGCACCGGCAAGCGCTTGCCAAGAAGGACAAGAAAAAGCTGTGGAGCCCTCTGGTTGCAAAGAAGATCTGCAAGTCCATCAAGCGGCTTGTGGATGAGGCGGGCGTGAAGGATCGTGCCGGGTACGCCATCGCGATGCTGAACCAGAGCGTTGAAAACGGATGGACGGGCGTGTTTGCGGTCAAGGATTTTGTGGACAAGACCCCGGCGGCGGTACATATCGCGCAGCCTGCACCGGATAAGCCCCGCAAGATCACCAAAGACACGACCCTCGCAGACCTGCTGGGGGGTGTAGGAGCGTGACAAACAACAAGATCTCCACTGCGCAGCAGCATCAGCTTGCTGTGATCGGCGCTGCAATCTTAGACCCGGCGGCGTGCAAGGATACCGTGCAGCGTCTGACCCCGGCCATGTTCGAGGAAGGGCCATACCGGCAGTTGTTCGCAGCCATCAAGCTGCAGCTGGATACCGGGCACAACGTGGATGCCGTGATACTGGAGCGGATGCTGGGCGCTGACTTCCGGCCTCTGATCGTGCTGGCAGCAGAGACCGTGCCAACCATCAGCCATGTGCAGGACTATGAGGCGCTGGTGATGGAGGACTACCGCAAGCGCCTGCTGCTGGAGCTTGCTGCCAAGATCTCCATGAACCCTGCGGATTCTGACACCATCTGCCGGGATCTGAGCGAGGCGCTGAAAGAGCAGGATCACCTGCGGCGGGAATCGGTGGACGCGAACGTCAAGGAGTTTGCCGAGGTCTGGGACGAAACGCTCCACTGGCTGCAGCAGCCAGACACCAGCGTCAGGATGGCATGGCGTGAACTGGACGAGCTGGGTCTGTTCGGTGAAAAGATGGTCACCGTTATTGCTGGACGTCCCGGACACGGCAAGACAGATCTGGCTCTCGCTCTGGCTCTGCGCCTGAGTAATAGCTGTCAGGTGTATTACCTGACCATGGAGGAGGACAGGCGCAAGCTGATGCTGCGCACCATGTCCAAACTGACCCGCATCAACTCCACCCGGCTGCGTGACCGCAAGCTGACCGAGGAGGAGCGGGAGAGCCTGAACAACGCTTTTGCTCTCATCAAGGGACACACCGGCATGATCTACGATGATGGCACCCGGATGACCGTGGACGATATCCGCGCCCGGGTCATGAAATACCGCCCGCGTGTGGTCTTTGTGGATCACATCGGTCTGATCTCCGACACCCAGCAGGGGCGCAAGGAGCAGGAGCGTCTTGCTGACGTTACCCGCAGCCTGAAAGAGCTTGCCATGGAGACCGGAACAACCATTGTGGAGCTTGTGCAGCTGAACCGCGTAACGGATCGCAACGGCGGCACCAAAAAGGCATCACTGGGAGACCTTCGCGGATCCGGCACCATCGAGCAGGACGCGGACGCTGTTGTTTTCATCGAGAGCCAAGTGGACGGAGAGCGTCAGCTGCAGGGCCCGAATGATTACTTTGACGTTAGCCTTCGCATTCCGAAAAACCGCGAGGGCGCAACCGGCAGAGTGTCCATGTGGTGGCAGCCGCAATATCATGAGTGGCAGCCTGCGCCTGATCCGTCCGAAAACTACAACGAGGATTTTGCCCCGGCGGATCATGAGGATATCCCGGCGGGGTGGTAAACAGGAGGCAAACAAAAATGGATTGCAGTTCTTGCGGGGTACGTTTTCGGTGCCCTCTGGCAGCTGAACCCGGTTCTTTTGCGTGCACATTAACACGGGTCATGTACGGCGGGGAAGAAAGCCCATACCGGAAACACGGCACGCCCAAGTTTTGCCCGCTCTGCGGGAAACCTTTGAAAGTCATTGGCACCGAGCGCTTTTGCAACAACGTCCAATGCGAAAACAGATTTATTCCTATGGGGTGAGTAAGCCATGAATGAAAAAGAACGTCAGAATGCTGCCGACATGAAAGAAGCTCGTGCAAAACTCCTTGAATGCGCATTCCCGCCGCGCTGGCCGGAATGGATCAGAACGGCAGAGAGGAAGCCAACCGCAGAGGACGCAAACGAGGACGGCTGCGTCCTGAGCATCAACATGAACCGCGGCGACAGGAACACGACAGCTTGGCCGTGGAACATGGTGGCAGCTTTCCCGGATTGCCTTCCGGTCTGGATGCCGTTGCCTAAAAAACCGGATCTGAAAGAGGAACATTTTCACCGCTGATAAAGGGAGGATGCAGTCCGATGACCTATGAAGAAAAAAAGGAATGGTTGCGGCGGTACCGCAAGGCCGCAAAACTGGAAAAGATCAAGCTGGAAGAGGTAGAGCGGTACCGTACAGACGCAGAGCGCGTCACACAGGTGCTGTCTCCTGTTCCCGGCGGCGCTGGTGACGGTCAGGCACTGCCCAGATCTGTGGAACGCATCGCGGATGCAATGCAGGCAGCCAACGCGCAGGTGATGGAGTGCCAGCGGATCTGCAAGGAGATCCTGAGCGTCATGAACCAGACCGTGGACATACAGGATTATGAAATCCTGTACCTGCGTTACATCGGCGGCAAGAAGTGGGAGCAGATCGCCGTCAAGATGGGCATGGACGTGAGCCGCGTATACCGGCGGCACAAGCGTGCTGTGAAGGCTCTCGACGTCCCGGAGTGTCAGTAAGCGCACTGTTTTTGAAGCAAAGCGCACTGTTTTGCACTGTTTGACCTGTGATATTATTAGACTGCGAAAGCCGCAAGGAGCTGGACAACATCCAACACCCTGCGGCTTTTGCATTGCCCGGCTGCGACAGGGGAACACCTTACCGACCAACAGCCTGAATGTACCAGCTGGGCAATTTATGTTTTGGTATCCGTGGCACTGTTGAGGACAACACCCCGGCGGGGCCACTGGGTATACATGGCAGTCACAGCATCATCCCGGAGTGCGTGGCAGCGTATCGCCAAGCGGGTTCCTTTGTCACCATCCTGCCCAGTAAGCTGCCGTTGCTGACAGCTGCGCACTCCATCCTATGCCGTTGTAGCTCAGCGCAGAGCGCCGCTGTTGCAGGCGGGTCAACATTGATGATACATCCATGACAGGCAACTGCGACCAATCACCGCAGCGGGCTGGCATGGAATGGTGCCGGTTCGAATCCGGCCAACGGCTTATGTTATACCCCCCGGGCTTGTAAAACACCCCCGGGGTCTTTTTATACCCTGCTCCTCCCGCAAGTGCCGCCCCCTGCAAATATCCCGGGACTGTCTGTGGTACAGCGGACTGTGAGGGGCTGCACACTGTAGCCACAACGCTGCCAAAGGAGGCCTGCGCCATGACGAACCCGCGCTATGCCAACGGCAACCTGCGGCGCAAGCATCGGGAGCGGCTGCGGGCAATGGGCTGCGAATGCGGCATCTGTCACGGGCGTTTCGGTCCTATTCATTACGATGAGCCTTCAGACGCGCAGCATCCGCTCTCCTTTGTGGTGGACGAGATCCGGCCTGTATCCAAATGGCGGCAGTTCGGGTATCCCTCGGCGCGGGCAGCGGCTGAGGACTGGACGAACCTGCAAGCGGCGCATTATTTCTGCAATGCGCAAAAAGGCAACAAAACCGGGCAAAACAGCCCGAAAACCGGCAAAAAAGGGGCAAAACCGTGCCGCATTCCGCAGGTCAGTGACGGCGAGTGGTAGGGTGGGGAGGGTCCCCCTCCCGCAGCCCTCGGCGACTCCGCGCTGTCCAGCGCCGATTTACACACAGGAAGTTTTTTGAAAGGGGCATCCAGACATGGCGACCATGAAAAGCATCACCGCCAGCGGCAGCCGTCTGGAGCAGCTCAAGCGGCTTGCGCTGGTGCTGGCCAAGAATATCGACAGCTGCGAGGACGCCCGGCTTTTGCCCCAGCTGGCCAAACAGTACCGGGACACCATCCGGGAGATCGAGGAAATGGAGGGAGCACCCAGCGATGACGACGAAGTCGGCGCGATCCTCGCGCAGCGGCAGCAGGATGGGAAGCCAGGAGCCGTCCGCACGCATCGCTCCGGCGTACCGGAGCACTGACGGCGGCGATGCCGTGCGCATTCTGCGGGCAGGCGGCACCATCCCGGACCCGTGGCAGAGTGACGTGCTGGAGGACTGGATGGGGCGCACCCCTTCCGGCAAGTGGGCAGCGCCCACAGCGGGCGGCAGTGTGCCCCGGCAGAACGGAAAGAGTCTACTTGTGCAGGGACGTGCCGAGGCCGGGATGCTGCTGTTCAACGAAACGGTCATCTACACTGCCCACCTGCAAAAGACTGCCACCGAGACCTTTGAGGAGATGCGCGCCTTCTTTGAGGGTACGCGGATGCGGCGGTATGTGGAGGAGATCCGCACCGCCCTCGGACGGGAGCAGATCATCCTGAAAAGCGGTGCCCGCATCAAGTTTCTGGCACGCACCCGCAACGGCGGACGCGGCCAGCATGGCGATCTGTTGATCTTTGACGAGGCGCAGGAGCTGGACGAGACCGCGCAGGGCTCTTTCCTGCCCGCCATCTCTGCCAGCCTGAACCCGCAGACCATCTATGTGGGCACGCCACCGGGGCCGGATGCCGTGGGCACCGTGTTCCGGGCGCTGCGCCGCCGTGCGCTGGACGGCGATGCCAAAAAGGCTGCTTGGTTCGAGTTCTCAGTGGACAAGATCGGGGACGTGAAGGACCCGGCGCGCTGGGCAGCCACCAACCCCGCGCTGGGGCGGCGCATCCAGCTTTCCACCATTGAGGGCGAGGCCGAGCAGCTGGACCCGGACACCTTTGCCCGGGAACGTCTGGGCTGGTGGAGCCCGGAGACCACCCAGCAGCTGGATCTTGCCATTGACCCGGCGGCGTGGGCGGCCTGTGCCAGCGAGGAGCAAAAGCCCGAGGGCAAGACCGCCTACGGCGTTAAGTTTGCACCGGACGGCAGCGCGGTCTGTCTGTGCGGCGCGGTGCTGCCAAAGGACGGCGCTGCCCGCGTTTCCCTGATCGACCTGCGCCCCACCGGGCAGGGGCTTGCATGGCTGGCAGACTGGCTGAACCAGCGGTACGACAAGGCAAGCTGCGTAGTCATTGACGGACGCAACGGTGTGGACGTGCTGGCAGACCGCATCAAAGAGGTGTGGCGGGCAAAGAACGCCGTGATCCGCCCCGGTACCAAGGACGTGATCGCCGCCGTGGGCGGCTTTACCAACAGCATCAGCGAGCACAGCCTGACATGGTATCAGCCGCAGACCGTGCTGGACGAGAGCGCCCGCACCGCCATCAAGCGCCCCATCGGCGGCGGGTACGGCTTTGGCGGGGACAACAGCCTGCCGGTAGAAGCCTGTGCGCTGGCGCTGTGGGGCGTAAAGACCTGTAAACGCGACCCGACCCGCAAGATGCGCATCGGGTGAAAGGAGCACCATGACCACCACCTTATCTTTTGGCACTGTGTCGGGTTTGACCGGGGAGGAACAGCAGCAGCTGACCGAGCTGACCGAAGCTTACAACTACCACCAGTACAGGAATGCCATCAAAGACAAATATTACGAGGGGCATATATCTTTAAACGATGTCAACCTTGGTCTTGCACTTCCGAAAGATCTGCGTAGTCTGGAAGTCGGCTGCAACTGGGGGCAGAAGGCGGTGGACGCGCTGGCATCCCGCAGTATGTTCGATGGCTTCGTGAGCAACGGCGGCGCACTGGACGGGCTGCAAAAGCTGGTGGCAGACAACCGTTTGGTTTCCGCCTACGCCAAAGCCTGCCGGGATCAGCTGAAATACGGCTGCGTGTTCGCCACCCTGTCCGCAGATACGGACATCGGCTGCCGCATCCGCTTCCACTCCCCTGCCACGTCCTCCGCGCTCTGGAACGGTGAGAAGGGGCGTATCGACTGCGGGCTTACCATCATCGACACGGTACAGGACGAGCACCAAAAAGACAGCTGGCGGCCTGCGCTGGTCAACTTTTACACCGACACCGCCGTCATCGTGCTGCGCTCCAACGGCAGCAGCTGGACGGCGGAGCGGAAGCTCCACCGGATGGGGCGTCCACTGATGGAGCCGCTGATCTGGAACGCCACCAGCAACAAGCCCTTTGGCCGCAGCCGCCTGAAACGTGCCATCCGTTCCCTCATTGACGACTATGTGCGCACCGTGGCAAACGCCACCATCGCGCTGGAGTTTGACACCACGCCACAGAAGTACATTCTCGGTGTGACCGATGAACAGTATGATGCCATCATCGGAGACAAATTCCGCACTTATGTTGGCTCTTTGCTGACAGCCACCTCCAACCCGGAGACCGGCGAAAACCCGGTCTTTGGGCAGCTGGCACAGGGCAGCTTACAGCCCCATGTGGAAAAGATGCGGATGACCGCCACCCAGTTTGCGGCAGCCACCGGCCTGACCGTGACCGACGTGGGCGTGGTGAACGATGCTAACCCCACAAGTAGCGATGCCATCCTTGCCCAGAGCCAGACGCTGGTGCTGATGGCGCAGCAGCTGAACACCGGCAACGGCGATGCCCTGCACACCATCGCCTGTATGGCGCAGGCCATTGCCCGGAACGTCTCTCTGACCGATCTGACCGAGGACGAGCGCGGCGTGATGGCTCACTTCAAAAATCCCGCCATGCCCAGCGTGGCCGTAACTGCGGATGCTGCCATCAAGATTGCAACTGCGCGGCAGGAGTTTGCCAGCACCGACACCTTTTTGGAGATGATCGGTTTTGATCAGGCGGACATCCGGCGCATCCGGGCACAGGAGCAGCGGGTGCGCGGACAGGCGCTGCTGATGGAGATGGACGATGCAGATAACGACACGGACGTGGAATAATTACATTGCCCGGCTCTCCCGGCTGAACGAGACTGCCGGGCAGAAGATGCGGGAGTACATCCGGCTGCACGGCACCGAAAACACCGAGGAGCTGATCTCCTACGCCTACGCGGTCATCACCCGGTACGGCGAGGGCAGCGCGGAGCTGGCCTGCCAGATGTACGACGCACTGGCCGAGGCCGAGGGGATGCTGCTGCCCGCAGCAGAGCCTGCTGCCACTGCCAGCTATGGCGAGGTTGTCCGCATGGTGCACGCCACCAAGGACCAGAACCCCGAGAACCTGCCCAGCGGCGTGAGCCGTCTGGTCAAGCGGGCGGGCGCAGACACCACCCTGCACAACGCGGTGCGGGACGGCGCACAGTGGGCATGGGTGCCCCACGGGGACACCTGCCCCTTCTGCATCACGCTGGCCTCCCGAGGCTGGCAGACCGCCAGCCAAAAGCTGCTGAAGAATGGGCACGCGGAGCACATCCATTCCAACTGCGATTGTGAGTTTGCGGTGCGGTTCCATTCCGGCACAAGCGTGGCAGGCTACGACCCGGAGAAATACCTCAAGCAGTACCGGGACGCCGGCAGCGATGTGAATGCCATGCGCCGCATCGACTACGCTGCCCGGAAGGATGCCATCAACGCCCAGAAGCGGGCGGCGTATGCGGCGCAGGCATACCGCAATGATCTGGGTGCGGCAAGCAAGATTATTCTGACCCGCAGAGCGGAATCTGTTGAAATCTCCGTGAAGCAGGTCGAATCTTACAAAACGCCTGTTTTTGTTTCAGATAAGGCCTCTATCAAGCCCAAGGCACTGCACAAGGCCAATCAGAACACAGAGCACTCGTTGACCAACTGGGGTGTAAGTATCAACCGCAAGCCAAAAATCGTGATTGTCAGTGACGATGAGTTGCGCGGTGCATTGGGTATCTATGACCCTTGTGAGAATATTGTTTACTACGCTGAAAGCATCGGCAAAAAAGCTGTTCAGGAAGCGTCTGGCGGTGCAGGTGCCATTGAAGCTCATGAAATGTGGCACATGAAGCAGGCTGAGGATTTCCGACAGGCAGGCTGGACGATTACCCGCGAAAATCGTGGAGAGTATCTCGATGCTCTGTGCAAAAAATGTAAAGAACGCATTGACAAACTCGGCGTAACGCGCGATAATGTTGGAGGAATCAGCAAATATGCCGCTGATATGTACTTAGTCGAGCGCTATGATGAAGTCGAAGCGGAATTTATGTCGTTGAGGAGGCGAACGTGATTATGTGCACATTGGGCTATCCCACGGAAATTCAAAAGCTGGTCGATACGTTCGACCCCTACCGTGAAGCCATTTCGTCCAAACAATTTGACCGGATTCCACCTGAAGCGGTGGACGCATTCAACAAGTTCAAACAGTGGTCTTGGGAACAAGACCAGTAATTCAACCACGATGCACACGCACCGTGGTTTTTTCATGTTCCAAAAAGAAAGGAAAGCTTCATGAAAAAGATTCTTCTCTCCCTCGCACTGGCCGCATCTATCCTGCTGTGCGGCTGTTCGGAGGCCGACAAGGCCAATGCCAACATCTCCAAGCAGGCCGATTACTTTGAGAGCGAGCGCAAGATCACCGTCTACAACGCCCGCACCGATAAGATCATCATGGAAGCCGAGGGCTACATGTCCATCTCCAACAACTCAAGCAACGAGCTGGTCTGCACGGTGAAAATTGGCCCGGACACCTACCGTAAAAATTATATCTACCTGAACGGCTACACCATGTATGTGGTGGAGGACATTACCGGCACCCATACCGACCCGTACCACTATAAACTCTATTTCCACACGGACATCCTGCCCAGCGTGGAAGCAAAACCGTAAAAGCACTAACCAAAACACTCTGTTTTAGCCCGTATCAAGCACGATGCAGTTTGCACCGTGCTTTTATTATGCCCATTTTGCCCGCATGAGGACGGAACGGGCACCATCGCAGCGGGCAGTGCGTACCCTGCCCACAACCGGACGCAGACGGAGAACTGCGTCACCAAACCGAGGTTTTACCCACAGAAAGGAGTTTCCACCATGAAACGCGAAGACGTAAAGAACAAGATCCCCGGCATTACCGAGGAGCAGCTGAACTGGCTCATGCAGGAGAACGGCAGCGACATCACCCGGGAGAAAA